TAGTCGCCGTGAAACTCGCCGTTGCTGTCAATTTTTACATCGGTGCCAGTCCCGCCGCCCCGGATGGGGTTGATCGGTGGTGGCGCCTTAGACTTGCCAACAGTAGAAAGCGGCTTGGTTTCGGCTTTCGCCTCGAACCGTGCCTCGAGCTTGCCTATCTCTCGCAGAGCGCTTGCGGTGGACATTCCGGCCAACTTCGTTGCCAGGTCGGTGTGCTCGGCCAGGTGATACAGGATTTTCGGTCCCACATCGCTGTCGAGTATCGCGTCCCGTACCTGGTCGCTGACCTGTACGTCGCTTGATGCCACCATGTCATCGAAATCTGGCAGGTCCGCCTTAGCCGCCGACAGCCGGGTGTTCCAAGTCTCAATGACCTTGTCACGCTCGGTTGCCGCCTTGCGCTCTGCGTCCTGCCTATCTCGATTCCGTAGCGCCCGCTCGGTGGAGAATTCCGCCAGTGCTTTTGCGTACTCAAACGCATCGCTGAACTGGCTAGGCTGGGGTTCTTCGTTGGTTGCTGCCGGCTCTGCCTGCGGCCTGCTGCGTCCCTCGAGCTCCCTGACCTTCGACTCCAAGACCTCCCTCGCCGCCCGCTCCCGCTCGGCGTCCTGCCGTGCTTCCTCGCGCTGCTTGGTGAGAGCTGTGAATCGCTTCTCCAGCTTATTAGGCTTGCTGCTTTCTTCTACTGCTGTCGCTTCCTTCTCTTCGCCATCTTGCCCACTCTGCTCGCTGACTTCAGCCGGCTCTGCGGAAGTTTCCTCCGCAGCCGCAGCTGGCGCCTCGCGTGTAGCTAGGTTCAAACGTTGCGAGTTGAACTCGGCTAGATTTTCGCTGGTGACCACGTTAGCGGCCAACCGTTCTTGCACTTCCGACATGAGTTACCTCAAGGATTTTGCCCGGTGCGCCCGCCGGTAGGTTTTGCGCATAGTATCAGAATCAGATTGCCCGCTCAATAGCCTCGCCGCTGCTGATGTGCATGGCGCTCTTGTCAATGTCCGCCAGCATAAGCGCCAGTTGACCCTTGATGTGTTCAATCTGAAGCCGGGTATTGCTCTCGATAACGGTCTCGTTGGCGCGACCGCTAATCTTCATCTGCTCGGTGTTGCGCTGCTCGGCGTTGCTGGCCTCGGTCTCGTGAGCCTTGGCTGTGACTTGCATCAGCGTGCGCTTGGTGGCACCTTCCTCGCGGATTTGGGCGACCTGGGCGCGGTTGTTGATCTCCAATTGCATGACCTGCATCTGCTGGGTCATCTGCTCAATCTGCGCCTTGCTCTGCGCAAGCTGCATCTGGACCTGCGGTGGGATGGGTGATTTCTTATCAATCTGCGCCAGCGGGTTGCTCGCCGCCAGGCGGTCGGCGATGACCTCGGCGCCGGGGAAGTCCATGTTCCTAAACACCAGATCGCCCGCCAGCTTGAACAGCTCGGGGTTGCCGGCCAGCAATGGCATCATGGAATCAACCGCCTGCATCCGCTTGCTGATGTAGCCTGGCCCGCTGTCCATCACCACGTCGTACTCACCCACCGTAACGTCGTTGAGCACTTTCTGTACGCCGTATTCATCCTGGCCCTGCTCGTTGATCGTAACCATGTCCGGCTGACCATCCTCACCAATGATTCGCATCACGCGCTGCGTGTCGTAAATCCTGGGGATCAGGTCAAGCAGAATCTTGCCCGTGTGCTTGATGCTGCGGGTGAGGTTGTCGAAGTAGTGGAAGTTGCTTAGATCAACCTGTTGTTGTTGACCGTTGAGCGCTTTGCCGCTGATGTTGCCGCTTGGCAGCTGATTGGGATCAGTGATGCCCAGCACCATTTGCAGGTCAGCATTGATCGCATCGGCGGCGCTCATCACGCCAACTGGCGGCGGCTCGGGTTGCAGTCTGGTGGGCGTTGGGGCTGGCCTGCCGTCAATGTCGGTCTGCTTGTACCGCAGCACAGGGCTTGACTTGATGTTGGCCTGCGCCCACTCGTCTTCGTGATTCTCGTCCTGGCCTTCCGCCAACAGCCACTTGGCCTTGGGCGCCAGCGCAATGCTCTCGGTCATCGAGGTACGCCAAAAGTTATACATGCGCTGCGGGTCTTTGGCAAACCGCACCAGGCCAAATTTCTTGCGCTTGTCCTCGACGATGAGCTGCTGGCCGTAGACCGGCACAACGGGGATATACCGGCCTGGCCAATCCTTCTCCTCAAGCACTTCCATCGCGGTCAGCTTGCACCACTTGACCACCTTGCGGTAGCTGGGGCGCTCGTCGACGATGGTGATGCCCGCCAACGCCAAGAACTCGTCGCTGGGCAGCTCGTCCTTGTAGATTTTGGTGCCGTCTGACAGCATCAGGAGCTTGGTCTTGACCCGCTCAACGTGAAAATACTCGGCAATCCGAATGTCCTCAGTCATCACCCAATCAGCGCTATCGTCGCCGGTGCTGCGCTGCAAGAAATTGGCGCCATCGTCCGCGCCGGGGTACATATCGCGGAACACCGCCTTGGGCATCACGCTAGTAATCAGGCATTGCTCGGCGTCCGAGCCGTCTGGCAGCACGCTGTTGGGGTCAAAGTAGACCGTAAACGGGTTGTCGACAGGCTGGATATAAATCTCTTGGTCGAACGAGTCCTCGCGCACGTAATCCGTGATGATGCGCCAGTAGCCCCAGCCCATCCGCACCGCATAGTCGAAGGCATTGTCATACGCCGTGTCGGCGTTGCTGTTCTCCTCGATGTGCCGGGTGATGCCCTCCAGCGTCTGCGCGATCTTGGCGTCGGCCTGGGTGTTGGTCGGGTGAACCTTAATCCTGGGCCGTTGCTGACGCTGCTGGTTCGTGACCTGGCGCACGTAGGCGTCGATCTTGTTGATAGTCAGGCACGGCCTGGCGTCAAGGTTGCGGCTGTTCTGGATTTCCACCGGCCATTGATCGCCAGCAGCAAACTTCAGATCGTCAAGCGCATCGGCTCGGTTCGTAGAGTCGGAGTCGCCCGCCAAGCGCAGGAACTTGATTGCCGCGTCAATGCGCTTGTCGGGGCTCACATCGTTGTCAGAATAGTAGGCCATGTTCATCCCATCCAGTTTGCCGGGAGCGAGAAAGTCGCCCGTTTCTTGGTCTTGCGTGGTTCGTTGACCATCAGGCCAATGTACCTGAATGCGTCCGCGCCGTGGCTGTAGTGATCGTGCAGCGGCTGCTTGCTGAATCCGCCAGTCTCGGGGTCTACATCATATCGGTAGTGGCGCAGGCACGAAATCCCATCCGCCGCAGCCTCTCTATCGAACCAGCAGTTCGGGAAGATTGTTCGGGCTGCGTTGATCGAGTCGGGTATCGGTACGCGGGGAATAATGCTGACTTTATAGCCCGCCGAGCGAACAATGTCCTCAATGGAGCGGCCCGCAGCGGCGAGGGTTTGGTTTTGGGCGTCATGGGGTAGCCAGAGGGTATCGTAGACATAGCCGAACTTCTGCATCTCGGACATATAGTGGCTGATGGTGCGCTGGCTGTCCTCGAGGTAGCGGATGAGCCGGGTCTCCATGCCAACGAACTGCAAGAACCAGATCGCCGTGGAATCTGACCAGCCAAGGTCGAACACCGCGTGGACGGGTTTGGAGGGGTCATAGTTGACGGTCGTAATCCGGCCCTGGAGCTCGGCCATCTGCATTTCGCGGGCAAAGATAGCACCGTCTACCGTCTGGCGGCAGATGCCCTCCCACACGGTGTTATAGGACTCAATATCCCGTTCCTTGAGCGCGTCTTTCTCCAGCCGCAACGTCTCGGGAAACCATGGATTGTCGGACCAGTTGACCTTGCGAATTACGCAGTCGGCGGGTGGCTTGAGCACAAATCGCTGGTACGTCTCGTCGGTCTCAAGCTCCGGGTTGAAGCTCACCCAGATGCTGCTGCCAGCCTTGCGGATAGTTGGGATCAGGACATTCCACGACAACCGGCTGACCGACTGCGCTTCTTCTACCCAGCAAATATCTACGCCTTCAAATGACTTGATATTGCTGATGTTGTTACGCAGTCCAGCAAAGGCAAACTCACTGCCATTTTTGCCGCGTATCGTGGCCTGGGTGATCTCGTAAAACCCAAGCAAGCCCAGCGCCTCTATCTGGTCGCAGAGCAGCTTGTGGACAGAGTCCTTAATGCTGGTCTGAAACTCTCGAGCGCACAGGATGCGCAACGGTGACTTGGCACCAAGGATGAGCAGGGCTCGAGCGATGCCCCAAGACTTAGCGCCGCCTCGCCCGCCGTAGAGTACCTTGTAGCGGGATGGCTCAAAGAGGCAGGCGAGTTTCTCGGGGAACTCGGCCAGGCTGATGGCCTTGTTAAGTGCTTGGCTCATTAGCCTTGACGAACGAAACCATTATGCCCTCAATGGGCGTGCCGTCCGGGTTAGCCAGCTTGGTAGTATTTGTTTCGCCCCAAGCCATCTGCGCCTTGGTCCACCAGATCATCGCCGTGGTATCGCCCGCCATTGCCTTATTGAACAGCGTCTTGGCAATACTTGCGCTGGCCGTGGCTTTCCCAAGCGCCAGCTCAACGTCATAGTACTTGCGCAGAGTCACATCGCTAATGCTCAGCAGAGCGCCAATCTGCTCGTGCGGAAGCCCCAGGCCTGCTGCGGATTGGGCCTGGGAGCGGGTTTTCTCGGTGGGTTCGTGTGATGCTTGGGCCATTTTCTTTTATTGAGGTAAGCATGCGGGCTGCTGAACAAATTTTTGGCTGCGCTTGCGATGATTTTCGCCAAGAATTAAAGGAGCCGTATTTTTCCAAGTAATTGCATGATGAATGCGAGCGCCGTTGCTGCCTTTTTTTGGATCAAATATTGCGCCAATTTTAACGCAAGATGGCGAATACATAACGGAATAAAAACTTTTTACATAAGTTCCGGAATCCAAATAAAGCTCGGTCATTCCTCCGGCATTTGATTGTGTTTGCAGTTGATTAACTTGAATACCTGTGTGGGTAAAAAATAAAACGTCACCACGGCGTTGAGCGCAAGTGTAAGTATTAACGTCTTCGTTAATTCGTCCAAAAAACTGAAATGGCTTTTCAGTTGAGCAAAGAAAAGTATTCATTGCCTTTCGCATTGGCTTGATGCTCTTTTTGCCCGCGCCGCCTCCAATGTGATCGCCGCCTTGGCTCATTGCTACCGATGTAATTTGCGGGGATGAATCAAGAAATTCAATCATAACTTGCATAATGTAATCAAATGTTTTTGAAACCATTGATGCGTTATATTTTCCTTCATGGTCAAAACGATACACAAAAGAAGTGTAATCGTCGTCAAGCTGCATGTAATACTTGCAACCAACTTGAAGCGCAAAAGCGCGACAGGAATTCCTAGCATAAACAATGGTGCGTCGATCATTAAAATTGTCACCTTCGTCAAAAGTTTTAGCAATTTCTGATTTTGAAAATACTAAAACTTTATCGCCAAATTCTTTTTTATAATCGCCGCCTGTTTTGTCTTCGTCGTCAATAACAAAAAATATTTTTCCGGTATAGCCAGAACGAATTAATGTATCGTAAGTGTATACACGATCCGGGCGCCCGTGCGTAAGAATAAAAACGCAAAAATCGTCACGCATTCTTTTCTGCTTGAGTTAAATTAGCCAAATGCTTAGAAAGTTTAATAAATCCACCTTCAATGGCTTTTTCAAAATCAATAATAACAAGTGCGCTGTCTTCAAAAAAATCTTGCGTTGCCTCGTCTGAATGAGCGTAAAACTCGGCAATTTTATTAAAATCAAATACTGTGTGACGCTCTGCCGCAAAAAGCAAAAATTCTTTTATATCGTCAGAAATATTTTCGGCGTTGCGAATTTTGGTGCTAAGTTGCGAAGTTTTGGCACGATTAAATAACATGCTTACCTCCGGTTTTTCGCCTTTTGGCTGATAAACCGGAGTTTCAATTTTGCGGGTATATTCTTCGCTGGCCTCTGGATTTTCAAGTAACGCTATTTCTTCGGCGGTAAAACCAGTTAAATCAAGATCAAACCCGCCCTCGAGCAGCTCGCCCAGCTCCAGCATCAACAGATCGTTGTCCCACTCCGCATTCATTGCCAGCTTGTTGTCGGCAATGATGAGCGCTTTGCGTTGCGGCTCGGACAAGTGCGCCAGCTCAATGACCGGCACGGCCTCCATGCCCAGTTTGCGAGCCGCCATCAAGCGCCCATGCCCGGCAATGATGCCGTTGGCACCATCCACCAGGATAGGATTGGTCCAGCCAAACTCCTTGATGCTGGCCGCTATCTGAGCGACCTGCTCATCGCTGTGCTTGCGGCTGTTATTGACGTAAGGGATCAAGCCCGCCACCGGGCGCTGCTCAATCCTCATTTCTTCTCTTTTTTCTCAGACATGCGACCCTTTTCTGCCTCACGTTTCTCCGAGTAGGCAATGGCCACAGCCTGCTTCACAGGCTTGCCCGCCTTCACCTCAGCCTTGATATTCTTGCTGAACGCCTTGGGGCTTGCTGACTTCATGAGCGGCATGATTACTGTCCGTGAATGATGGCAAAGTTGAGGACCACAGCCTCGGACAGCGAGCCCGCGCTGATGTTGTACAGGCTAATGACCGCCGTGCCGGTGCCGACGTTTGAAACAAACGAAGTGTAGGTGCCGTTGGTTGCCAGACCGCCAGACACGTTGATGATGAGCACATCCTTGGCAGACAGCAGACTGTTGGTCAGCGTGAACGAGACGATGGCACCGTTCAGCAGCGCCGCATTGTTCATCGTGATCTGGCCGCTGGACTTGTTCAGCGTTACGCCGGTTGACTTGCTGGTGGCTTGCGTCACCGTGCCTTGAGCCGCCGTGCTGTAGCCAATCTCCGCCGTAGCGTAAACGGTCGAGAACTCCGGGTCATTATATGCAACGCCAGTAGCAATAGAATTAGACATGGTTATATTCCTTTGAGTTAATGCTCAACAATAGCACAAATATCAGCTTCTTGAATAATCTGATAATCCTGGCCATCCACCTTATGCGTTGGCCATTTCAAATAGTCGCCATTACCATACTTCACAAAATCCCCTACTTGCACATCCAGCGCAAGCGGCCCAACAGCCACCACCGTCCCTTCATTAAACGGTTCTTTATTATTGGTAATAATAATATCAGATAGTTGCCGAGTATTCGGCTTAATAACTACCTTATCATGAAGCGGTTGCAGCATGTATTTAGTCCAGAAAACGGAGTTTGAAAAGGGTGGAGTTTATCAGGTCGGCAATCTCATCGACAAGATTCTGTAGCTCGCTGTCCTGGGGCAGGTGTTGCCGCGCTTCTTCGACAAACGATTTCATGGACTCCAGGTACGCCACCGGCTCGGTAGCCTGGTGGTAGTCCTGGGGGAAGTCTTTAAGCTGCTCGTAGCGGCCCATGGCGGCCTCAGCGAACTGGTCCGCCAGGTCAATGATCTGCGCGTAGTAGTCCCCCAGCGCAAGATGGACCGACAGGCTCTTGGTCGACCAGTGCATCAGATGAGCGTTGGTGCTGGAGTGCAGCAACGCCAGAACAAAGGCGGCAATTTCAGTCATGTGGCCGATCATAGCAAAAAAAGGTCATTGTCAATAGGGAGACTCCCAGATACGCATTTTTCGCACGATGTTCGGGTACAGCGGGTACACCCCTAAAGGGGTGTGTACCCGGTTGTACCCCAAACACGTCTTTCTCCAGGGTACAACTGTACCCGCTTGTACCCGCTTGTACCCTGTACCCGGTCAAAATCCGATCCCCAGCTCATAAATTCCGGGCTCTTCCTCAACCATCTCGCCGCGTTCAAGCAGCTCAACAACAGCCCTGGCAAACGCTTGCTTCTTGGAGTTAGTGGACTCCAGCTCGGACAAATCATTAAACGCATGGCGCCACTCTGACCGAGCGACCAGCTTGGAATTGAGCACCTTGAACGCCTCCCAAGCCACGTTCGCATTGGTGCTGCGCAGCTTGCGCTTGGCGGTCTTCTCTGGCGCCCCGGCCTGCACCAACACCGCACTGGTGACCGGCTCGCCGTCCTCATCAAACCAACCCGGAATAATTACTTTCTCCAGCGTGGCATATAAGGTAGGCGCCAACTCGGCGTCCTTGCTCTTGCGCTGAATAATCTCCATCGGCGCATCACCCTTGGCCGGGACAATGCTGATCTCAATGTCCAGCGCACCGCGCCAAGCGCTGGAGCCTCGAGCCCTGTGCTGGGTCTCCTCAGATACGCCAGTATGGTGGACTAATATGATGGTGCAGTTGAATTCAGCCATTAACATGGCGCAGGCATCAAGCATCGCCTTGGCGTCTTGGGACGAATTCTCGTCGCCGGAGTTGAAGCGGTGCAGGGTATCTATCGTGATGATGGCGGGCTTGATGGGTAGCGCCCGGATGTGCTCGGAGACCTTGCGATAGCCCTCTGGCGTGTCTAGATCGCAGCCGCTCTTGCTGAGATACATATTAAGAGGCTGGCCATTACCATGGCGCTCCTTCCAGGCCGCTATCCGGCTGCGCAGACCGTGGTGGCCCTCGCCCGCCAAGTAGACAATCGCGCCTGGCGTGATCCGATGCCCGAACCAGTCCTGTTGTCCCTGCGCCATGCGTAGGCACCAGTCGAGCGTGGCGAAGGTCTTCCCGCCACCGCTCGGACCGTGAACCATGATGAGCGCCGCTTGCTGAATCCAGCCCTTAACCATCCACTTGATCGGCGCAGGCTGGCGCGAGAACTCGTCTGCCGGCATCAGCCAGTCGCTCACAGCTGGCTCAAGCAACGCCGCCAAGTCGTTGCCGGCCTGGACGTAATCATTGGCGTCCCCGGCTGCTGGTGGCATCACTGACCTCGCGCCGTATTTTGCGCTCGCCTGCTCGGCGTATCGCTGGCCGACACCAGACGCATCGTTGTCGGCAACGATCACCAAGTCTTGCTGCGCCCCGAACTGCTCCCGAAGCGCTCCGGTCACCGGAACCAAGTTGCTGGCGCTGTACGCCACCGCGCACGCCTTGCCGGTGGCCTGGTGGATGGTGGCGGCAGTAGCGAAGCCCTCGGCGATGTAGATGGTGGCGGAAGGCTCGCCGAGCATCCAGAACTTCCCGCCCGTAGCGCCGCCGGGGTGATAGCGTTTCTCGCCATCGGCTGCGATGTACTGCACGCTGGCCAGATCACCCTCGGCACCATAGAGCGGCACCATCAACCGCCCGTCGCCGGTAATCCTTGCGCCATTGGGTGCGATTCCCTTGCGCGCCAAATACGGATGATCGGCACTCGCCGCACCGCCTGCTGTCCAGATCGCATCCACCGTACTGGCGGCAACCGCTTGGCTGCGCTCCTGCTCTGCCTCCCGCGCCGCCTTGGCTTCGGCCATTCGGCGAGTATGCGCGAGCTCCTCGGCAATGGTAAGTTTCCTTCCCATCTCTGCCTGCCAGGCCTGCTCAATGCCTGCCCGCCAGCACCCGAACCGCCCCGCCGGGACGCCGTCACCGAATGCAACGTACCAACCCGGCTTGCTGTGGCCTGGCGTGCCCTTGGTCCCGCTGTTAAAGCGGTGCAGCTTGCCATCTAGGTAAATGTTCTCTGGCGGCTCCAGGCCCGCCTCAATCATTGCCTCTCTTAGTTGTTCCTCCGGCGGGTCTACCCTCTTGGGCTCGGGTAGGACGTATGCGCCGCCGAAGATGCTAGTCAGGTCTGCCATTAGCTGGAGCCTTAGATAGATAGGTCGACAACCGCTGAATCGCGGTGATGCGTGGCCGCTTAGAGCGCCCGCGCTGGAGGGCAAGCACGGTACTGTAGTGCAGGCCGGTGGCCGCTGCAACGACCCTGACCTTGCGGTCTTGCAGAGCGGCAACGACTTGCTCAATGGTCATCATAAAGCGTTCTCCTGAAAAAAAGTTGGTGAAGATCGAAAAAAAGTGTACCACAACCTCAAAAAGGCATGGTACTATTCTTCTATGCACTGAACGGATTTCCCGACGAGTGCTGCAACAAGGAGAGCAAGATGCTCAAAGTTACCTTCCGCGCTTTTTCACCGCGCCTCAAAGAGGAGTTCATCATCGTTGAGCTTCATCGCTCGTTGGCTGATGCGCAACATCGTGCCCTCGGCCTGATGTGGACGATTGCCAAGGTTGAGGAGGCCTGACCATGGCCATCAACCTAAAAACTACGTCCACCCTGGCGTCGAACGGCGCCAAGATCCTTGTCTACGGACAAGCAGGCGCAGGCAAAACCACCCTGGCGGCAACCCTGCCAGCGCCCATCATCCTGAGCGCCGAGGGCGGGCTGCTCTCAATCCAAGACGCCAACCTGCCCTACATTGAGGTCACCTCCATGGCCACCCTGATGGAGGCATACAGCTGGCTGCGCGACAGCCACGAGGCCAAGGACTATCAATCGGTGGCGCTGGACAGCATTAGCGAGATCGCCGAGGTAGTCCTGAACGCTGAGAAGAAATCCAACAAAGACCCACGCGCTGCCTACGGCGCGATGCAGGAACAGATGGCGGACATTATCCGGGCCTTCCGCGACCTGCCCGGCCGCCACGTCTACATGAGCGCCAAGCTCGAAAAGACCCAAGACGAGATGGGCCGGGTGCTCTACTCGCCCTCGATGCCGGGGAACAAGACCGGCCAGGCGCTGCCATATTTCTTTGACGAGGTGCTGGCCCTGCGGGTCGAAAAGGACGCTGAGGGCGTAACCCAGCGAGCACTCATGTGCGACAGCGATGGTCTCTGGTTGGCGAAGGATCGCAGCGGCAAGCTGGGGGCCTGGGAAGCGCCAGACCTTTACCACATCATCAGCAAGATTGGCGGTGCGAAATGATCGAAATCTGGATTGCGTGTAAGGAAGCCGAGCGCCTTGCAACTGAGGCACGTCGGCTGGCCGAGGACGCCATGATCGAGCAGTTCAAGATCGCTAAGGACATGGAGGGCACCAAGACTTTTATGAACCTTGGACACACAGTCAAGATCACTGGTCGCCTCAACCACAAGATCGACAGCGACAAGCTGCAAGCGATCGCCGCCGAGGCCGGACTGGCTGAGCACCTCGGCTCACTCTTCCGCTGGAAACCGGAAATCAATTCCTCGGCCTGGAAGTCTGCCGATGAATCCATCACGCGCCCGTTGCTTGGCGCGATCACCACCACGGCGGGCCGCCCGTCATTCTCAATCACCAAGGAATAAACATCATGGCTACTCTCGGACAAGATTACGTTGCTGCTGACCTTCCGATGGGCAAGAGCTTCGAGCCATTGCCTGCCGGCTGGTACACGGCGGCAATTACGCAGGCCACGGTCAAGGACACCAAGGCCGGCACTGGTCGATACATCAGTCTCAAGTACGACATTACCGGGCCATCGCACCAGGGCCGCACGATCTTCGGGAATCTGAACATCAGCAACCCGAACCCGAAGGCCGAAGAGATTGGGCGCCAGCAGCTGAACAGCCTGATGCGAGCGATTGGCTTGGCAAAGGTGAACGACACCGACCAGCTCATTGGCGGGCAACTGAAGATCAAGCTGAACGTCACGCAGTCGGAGCAGTACGGCGAAGGCAACGAGGTTAAGGACTTTGCCACCATTGCCGGCGGGGCAATGCCTGCGGCGAGCAAGCCGGCGGCTCCTGCTGCTGGCGCGAAGGCTGCGCCGCCTTGGGCGAAGTGAGATAGAGCAACGGGGCGTGACGGGTGTCACGCTCCAACCCCAACCAAACAGGAAATATCATGATTCTCAAGTTGACTGAAAAAGAAGTAAACGAGGCCGTGCTGGAGTGGGCCAACAATCGCATGGACTATGATTTCCAGGAACACATATTCAACGCGGTGGACTTCAAGTACAGCACCATCCACGGCTGCGAGGTCTCCTGGGTCGAACCTGAAGTCAAGGCCGAGGCCGCCTAATGTCAGCAATCCCAATCCCCGACGAGGTGGCTGCGGCCATCGACGCCGCCCACGAGCGCCAGGTCGAGCTACCCAGGTCGCACCTTGGCGCCAGCCAGCTTGGCCACGCTTGTGATCGGTGGCTGTGGCTGTCCTTCCGCTGGGCCGTGCGCGAGCCTTTCCCTGGTCGAATCCTTCGCTTGTTTCGGCGGGGCCGGATGGAGGAGGCAACAATAGCGGCGGACCTTAAAAGCATTGGGATTGAGATACACAGCACCGAGGGCGAGCAGGCTCGGGTGGACTTTGGCTCGCACATCTCCGGCAGCCTGGACGGCATCATCGAATCTGGCGTGCCGGGAGCCCCGAAGGCTCGGCACATTTTTGAGGCCAAAACTCACAGCAAGAAGTCCTTTGACGATCTGGTCAAGCATGGCGTCGAGAAGTCCAAGCCAGTCCATGCCGCCCAGATGCAGGTCTACATGCACGGCACGAACATCGACCGGGCGCTCTACTTTGCAGTTTGCAAAGACGATGACCGCATCTACACCGAGCGGTTGCATTACAGCCGCACCGAGGCCGAGCGCCTGATTGCTCGAGGCCACCGCATCGCACTGGCGGACAGGATGCCTGAGCCGCTCAGTAGCAACCCGGCATGGTACGAGTGCAAGTTTTGCGCTGGGCATGACTTCTGCCACGGCAGCAAGAAGACCAAAGAGGTGAACTGTCGAACCTGCGCTCACAGCACGGCGGAACCATCCACGCCAGACAACGATGCGCACTGGACATGCGCACGATTCGACCGCAGTGTGATCCCTATCGCCACGCAATACACCGGATGTGACAGCCATGTCCTGCATCCTGACCTAGTGCCCTGGCAGCGCCTGGATGGGCCGGATGCTTGGACGGCGGTCTACGTCATTGACGGGCGGGAAGTCGCCAATGGGGAGGGGGATGCGAATGTTTATGCCAGCCGGGAGTTGCTGGGGCTGGGGAATTGAATGAGCTTCATTTATTCGCAGGCGCTGGTGGAGGAATCCTGGCCGGCCAACAACTTGGACACCGATGCGTCTGCGCCGTTGAATGGGAACCCTACGCCCAAACCGTCCTTGTGGCACGACAAAACGATGGCAGTCTCCCGCCTTTCCCGATTTGGGATGATGTGCAAACCTTTGACGGACAACCATGGCGCGGCATTGTTGACATTGTGGCTGGCGGTTTCCCGTGCCAGGACATATCCGTTGCCGGAAAAGGCGCAGGCATTGACGG